GCGCGCAATGCGTCAACAAACTCAGAGCCGAGCCACTCTTCGGGAACCAAGTTCGAGCCATTTGCGGGGGAAGTTGTCAGAATGTCACGCTTGAAGATGTCCGTGGGAACATAAAAACCGCGTGGGTCTTTGCCATAACGCTTGGCGAGTTCCTGAGAAATCTCAGCCTCATATCCGCTTACGCGACCACCATTGCTCGTTGCCGAGGCAATAGCACGCATCAGAGAATAAGCCTGACGCTCTTTTTGGGTCATGCCAACATTGACCTGCTCGAGGGGTTTGTCACCGATTTTGTCGAGTAACATTCCACGGAACTGCTCAATGCTTGCGCCGCGCTGGATTGCCTCTTCAGCAAGTGCGCGCTGGTTGTGACGGGCGGCAAGAGAGAACATCTCTGCCACTTCTTTATTACGGGCGGCAACTGCGGCATCCGCACTCACCGACTCAACTTTTACTTGTTCCATTGTAGTTTCTCCTTGAGGAATGGAAGGTTGAATAGAAGGTTGCGAAGATTCTGCCGCACGACCCACGCCGACTGACGCATCAGCGGGGATAGATACAACGGAAACCTCTAGAGGTGTCCAACTCGTTGCTCGATAGATTTTCGAGCCTTTCGGGTCTTCTACCATTTTGTTGACGATATATCCGATGGAAACATTCCCGCGAATATTGTCGGCAACATCTTGATACACCTCGCTTGCAAGTGCGCCTTTTCCAAAACGCACAGTCGCACGCAATCTGCGCGCCGAGCCATCGAGATATACAGATTCGATAACACCAATTTGCTTGGTTGGGTCATGGTCGAGCAACAATGGTGCGCGGCCTGAGTTTAAGAATTCCATGTCAATTGAGTCGGCAGAATGGTCGAGAACTTCCTCGCCATATCCACGGTCAACCCCGAGTTCAGACGAAATCGCCATCCCAACACGGCGGTCATCCTGAACTTCAGCCATCATTTCGTTGGCGCGGCGAGACAATGATTTGCCCTTGCGCTCTGCGCTCATGCCTTCCATCTCATCTTCGTGCATTGAGTTCTCGCCCTCGGCAACACTCTCAAGGTCTACTTCCGCAGGTTCATCCATTGGCTCTGCCTCGACCTCTGCCTTGGCAAATTCAATAATGTAAGAACCTTCGGTTTCTTCGATGTCGATAATGTGTCGCTTGTCCATATCTTGATTCTGATTGGTTTTTTCTATTGTTGCAAGTCTTTCAATAGCATCCTCAAAAAGAATTGGCGAGAAATCGTTTCTGTCGAGCCAATCCTTTGCCTCGCTCGGACTAAATTTGGTCTTGTCAAAACGGATTGCTTGCAATTCGGATTGCCCGTCTTTGATGCCATAAATAAAGTCAATCCCATCGCCACCCGCATCATTTTCCCTACGGAATCCGTCATATTGGTCTGGATTGGTGAGCCTAGCGGCGTGTTCGTTAGGATATGGTCTTGAGTCGTAAGACCGCAGAGCATCAATCTTAGTCAGGGTTGAGAACAAGTGACCGACTAATGTTTCCGTTGCCGCATAGCCATCCTCGCCCTCACGATAGAGTCGAATCAAGGCCGCAGGGTCTTCGGGGGTTCCAGTAATAGTGAAATCTGAATTGGGAACATTTATCTCGCCATCGCGCTCGATACGGACAATCCTTCCCCGCGCTCTGCCGCCAGAACTATCCCAAGAAACAAAGTCGCCAACACCCAATGCGTCAGGTGCGGCGCGGTCTTTTTTGTCAATAGTATTCATTTGGTTTACCCTTGCCCTTGCCCAAGATTGCCCAGAATCGCCGCCCCACAAAGCCCATGCTATGCGCCCTGCCGAGGGGTAACCTTCTTCCCCCGGACTGAACCCTTGGCCTTGCTTATCGACTTCGTGACGGGAGAAATAGGAGTGCATCCGCTTGATGGTTCTTGCGGAAAGTTCTTGCTTGTTGACCAATTGCCGCGCCCTTGCGACACCGATAGAGGTTCCCCCGCGACCGAACTCTGCGCGCCAATCGAGGCCGCGTTGCGCTTCTTCGGCCATCGCATCAGTAGGAGTGGAATTGATTTCTTCACCGTTATAAATCATTTTGGATTCAATTCGGGTGCTGGCTCAGATTCTGAGCCTGTGACTTCGGGAACCGCAGGGAGTTTCTGACCGAAAGGTTGGAAAGCAAGGGTAATCCCGTATTCTTTTGCGAGTTCGTTTTCCATCGCCACTTGCTCAAAGGTGTCCTCGATGTCGCGACCGTACTGGTTTGCCACATCTTGCATGGACATAATGCCGTTTTGCATCGCAATGACTGCGGCGTTTATTTCCTTCTGAGGGTCAACCCACGCAAATCCTCGCGCCCTGAACTCGACCGAATCCGCAAACTTATCAAATTTGTTAATAGGCAGATTCAAAGCCTGTGTCGTCATTGCCATCGCAAGCCACTCGCGAAAGATAGGTTCGACAAAGTGCTGAATCATAAACTGTTGTAGAGTTTTGTAAAAGTCTCGGTCTTCAAGTGCCCCTTGGCGTATAGAAGAATAAGAGACTCCTTCGAGGTCGTTGGCGAGACTTGTATAAGATACGCCCAGACCGCTGGCGATTCCGCGCAAGATAGCCTTCTCAAAGTCCGCAAACGCCGTGGTTGGATGCGATGGGTCAAATTGTTTGAAGTCCATCCCGTCAGGTAGTTGATGAAATGTCCCCGGTTCTGCTGACATGATTGGGGTGTGCAAATTTTCTGTGTCATCTGCGGGAAAGTCGTTGCCAGTTGGTGATGTGAAAAATCCCATCTTACTCGCACCTACCCTAGCCGCAACTAATTCTGCCTCGCGATAACCGTGTAACATTTTTAGACTCGCGATTGCAGTTGACATCATCGGAACTCCACGGGTCTGTTGTGCGCGCTCTCCGATAAACACATGAATAATTCTATCTGCGGGAACTCTGATTGTTTGCCGAGTCTGCGGATATAACTGATAGTCACCCGGATGGTTAGTCAACAAATGATAAGCAATCGGTTTGTAATACTTATCAATCTCCACGCCCATGCGAATCTGTGCGCCGTTTGGCAACACTTCGTTTTTCAGTTCGTCAATCAGGTCGGGTTCAAGAAATTCAATCTGAAACCCCCACTTAGAACTTTGAGTGTTTATCTTGCGAATCAATACCTCGCCATCTCGAGCCAAAGATTGCATGAAAAATTTCTGGGCATCAGACCAAGACATTTTCCCGTCTACGGTGCAGTTGCCTAATTTGCCCCATGCCGACCATTGACCTTCGATGATAAGGTTTCCAATGCGGTCGAATGTCCCGTCTGCATTTCTTGCTTTGACTTGAGTGCTTACGCCCTTCTCTCCGACAACATTGGTCTTTAGAAGATGAATAAACCTGCGCGCATATTCATTGTTGCGCTCTAAATCTCGGCAACGATTCCGCAGGGTTTTTAACGCAAAACGAATCTCTGCATCAGGACTATTACTAGAAGTATTAAAGTCGGCAAATAACCGACCTGTGTTAACCCCTTGATAATGTCTTTTTGCAACCTTTCGTTTACTTTTGAATAGGTCGAATAATTTCATTAGAAACGCACCTTAACAGTTGAGCCAGTATCACGGCCTTGACGAATTCGGTCGGCAATTTGTTCTTTCCTGAATTCTGCTTTGTAAAAATCTCGAACTTTTATCAATTCATCAAAACTCATTTTGGTCAGAGAACGACCCGCAATAGAATAATTCGCCACATCTGCATCGGCCTTGCCAGAGAGCAAAGACTCAATCTTGGCTAGCATAATTTCCGCATGAGTGCGCGGGTCTGTGCCGTTTACATCTAGGTCAACAATCGCATTAAATGCACCTCGGTCGATGACAATTCTGTTTCCACTTGAGGTTTGAAGTGCTTCTAATTGCCAATGATAGTAACCAGCAACAAAAGATGCCGAAGTTGCTGAACTTGCCGAAAACAAATAATCATCGTTGTAATTTGTTCCAACCAACTGAATTTCTGTGTTGCCGCCACCCGTGATTCGGGCAACATAGGTCATAGTGTAGGCGGTGTTCGGATAGTCAGCCGACAAGTCAGTTCTACGCCATTGGATAAAGTCGCCGACAACAATTCTCTCGGGTTCGATAGTGGGCGATTCTGCGGCATTGAATAGATTAGCCATTGTTCCTCCAACAAATTAACAGAATTTTACCGCCATCCGTTGATAAATCCACCACTTTTCTGTATAGGTCGGCGCAAATTTTGTTGATTATTTATCTTTTCTTCTGGTTGAGGCGGGTTTTCGTGTTGCATAAACTGCCGATTATGAATCGCAGTCAGGTTCAAATTCAGAATCGCAAGAGCCGACATCGCATAAACGCGCACATCAAGAGCCTCATTTCGAGGTCTAACCTTAACAAACTCCCTGCGCGCAAAGCCTTTGTGATACCGAGTCACATATTTTTCAGCCGTTAACTGTCTGAAATACTCATCACTCCGAGATGTTGGGAAATGACAATATCCAGCACCTACCTCTGTAATCTTTAGTCTTGAGTAAAGAAGTTCTTTTGCGGTATCAACTCCGACAGGAAACAGTCGAATCTTGCCGATGTTGTTTGTTGACGGTCTTCCGACAATCGGTTTTCCTTCTCCACCAACACCCTTGATTGCGAAGATTCGTTTCCCCTCTCGAGGCCGCACATAGTTGTAAACAGAGTTAGTGTGATGACCGCCCGAGTCTATACAGGCCGACCGCACTATGAGAATCTTTCCATCCTCACGCTCAAATTCCTGACCCAACGCAACATCAAGGTCTTGCCAGACTGCGGGGGAGGAAGGGTCACCGTAAATTGTTCGATAATCAAGAGACCAAGATTCTTCGTCTTTACCCCACCCTACAATCTCTACCTCTAGTCGGTCATCCTGAACATCGACTCCAGCAGTCAATATCAAAATGGATTTGTCGAGTGTTTCTCCAAATTCTTCTCTGCGCTCGGCAACCTGATAATCATCAAGACTCTCGCCTTGCTCCTCCCAAGTTTCACCAAGAAAAGTGTTTACAAAAACGCGCAGGGTTGCGGGTTGTTTCTTGGCCTCCAAGAAGTCAATAACCGCGCTCTCAAGAGGTGTCCACGGTGAATAAAGCCCCGAAAGACGGAATCCCGCAATCCTTTTTCCGGGTTCTTTAGCGACCCAAGTTCCCGCACGAATCGCCCGAATCCTGTCGGCATCAGTCCAAACCGCACCGCAGTCCTCGCAGACATAATGCGCGGTTTCGGGTTTACCCTCATCCCATCTAACCTGCGCCCATTTCAGAGTTTGAGCCGTGTTGCAATGCGGACAACAGACAAAGAACTCCCTTTGGTCTGACTCATCAAACGCTTTCTCGATTCTACTATGTCCCTTATTAGTCGGTGTAGAGAACAATCCAAGTTTGCGATTCCAAAATGTTGCGGCGCGTTTTTTGGCAAGACTTACTGGGTCGCCTTCTGAACCTGCGGAAATAGGGTAACGGTCTACCTCATCACAAAGAACAATTCGGATAGGCCGTGAGGCGAGAGAGGAAGGCGAGTTCGCACCGCAAGCCGTGATATGACCGCCGGGAAAAATCTTGTGTAGGGTTGTGTTTCCTGAGTCGCGCGCCCTTGGGTCTTTAACCAGACCCTGAAGGTCGTCTGTATCCCTAATCATTGACGATAGGCGGTCTTTAGACCAAGTTTGAGCCATATCCAGAGTCGGTTGCACGACAAGAATCGGCGATGGGTCTTGAGCCATATAAAACCCACAGACATTGTTTAGAATCTCGGTCTTGCCTACCTGCGCCGAGGTCATTACAACAACCGTGTCGATAGACGGGTCTGAAAACGCATCCATTATCCCACGCTGATACTCTGCTCGAGAGGTTTTCCAAGTCCCCGGTTCCGCAGACGCTTCAGGAGATAACCTTCTAAACTTATCAGCCCATTGGCTTATCGTCAGATTCGGAGGCGGTGTGAATACCCGAAACACTTCCGTCAGAATCGTTTTCAAATTCAGATGACCTGATAGGGTTATTGACTTCGACTTTGACATTGGCAAGTTCCGCTAGTGCTTCATTAACTGTTTCTTTTAATATTGCTTTTACATCGTTTATATCGTTTGCCGCAAATACCTCTGGCGCAGTCTTTGTTGGAATGCTTAATAACTTCGCTCGACAAGCAGAAACAACCTCGCTCCACGCAGACTGAACATCCTCAGACGGAATTAGTTTGTTTTCCATCTGCTCCTTTTCCATCTCCATAACATCTGCGCGAACCTTCATCAACCTTACTCGATGGGTTGAGTAATCATCTCCGTGGACATCTCCCTTGACCGCCTTATCCCTTAAATAGCGGACATAAGACCTAACAACAGGAACAAGTTCGTATCTCCCGCGCTCGGCCTTTGGGATAACACCTTCAGCAACTAGTTGATTCACCCTGCGCGGTGTCAGGTCGAGAAGTTTGGAAACAGTTTCAAGAGGAAAGGTCTGAGCCATTTACCAGTTCTGCTTTCTTGCCAGTAAAGTCTTCCCATCGTTTTACTATTACATCGCAATACTTGGGGTCTAGTTCCATCGTAAAATTAGTACGCCCTAACTTCTCACAGGCAATCATTGTTGAGCCAGAACCGCCAAAAATATCAAGAACTTTATTTTTCCCAGATTGGTCTGCAATAGCAATTTCTATCAACTCTACTGGCTTCATCGTTGGGTGAACAGTATTTCTCTGCCTTTTTAATGTCCATACATCCCCACGCAATGTTTTATGACCACCAAAATCACCGTAATACCAAATCAATTCATGTTGCTTAAAATATTTATCCAAATTTTGGGCGGGATTCACCTTATCCCAAACAATCATTGCTTTTGGTTTTCTGCCAATTTCAATCATCGCTTCTCGAAAAAGATGAGCAAATTGCCAAGAGCAACAGACATACATTGTTTCGCAACCGTATAAAGACTGAATTAGAAAGTCCCTAAATGCAGAATCATCCATCTTGTCGTTTTTAATCTTTTCTCGCTTGTCTTTTACTCCCTGATAGTCGATGTTATATGGGGGGTCTGTAAAAACCATATCTGGGCGATTACCATCTAAAAGTTTTTCAACCGCATCTATGCTTGTAGAATCCCCGCACATCAAACGATGGTTTCCTAGTTTGTAAATATCACCCAACTTTGTTTTTGGTTCTTCTGGAACTTCGGGAACAGAGTCCTCATCGACCAGACCTTCTTTAACCGCCTCTGCCAAGATGTCGTTTAACTCATCCTCGTCAAACCCAGTTTTCGCAAGGTCGAAATCCTCAGACTTCAAATCCGCAAATTCAAGTTTCAAAAGGTCTATATCCCAATCGGCCTCTTGGTGAACTCTGTTATCCGCAATCCGATACGCCTTAACCTGAGAGTCTGTTAAATGTTCGGCAACCAAAACTGGAACCGTTTCCATTTGAAGGCGTTGCGCCGCCGCAAATCTTGTATGCCCTGCAATGATGACCATATCCTTGTCGACAACTATCGGTTGTTGCCACCCGAACTCCGCTAAAGACGCGGCAACCTTGGTTATAGCCGCTTCGTTCTTGCGTGGGTTTCTTGCATAAGGGATAACTTTTTCAATCGATGTTTCTTTGATTTTGAGAGTCATAGTGTTTTTCTATTGCCGAATGGAAACGGTTAAAAAGTTTCTATCGCTAGGTGCAAGTCAAGGTCGCGAATTACC